TCACCTTTAATGCCTCTTTCAAGAGCGATTTCGTTTTCTTTCATCCACTCTTCAACGACATAAGATAAGTAGCTGTCAACTTTTTCAGTTAACTCTTCTTTATGCTTTGCAACATCTTGCTCGTAGTTAGTTGTAATATCTGCTTCCATTGATTCAGCAATCTCTTTAACTTTAGAGTTTACTGCTGATTCAAAAACGGTAGCAGCTTTAGTTTTAAATTCTTCGGATAAGTCATCTTGTCCAGCGACTAAAGCATCCATATGCTCATCAACTTCTTCTTTTTTCATTTTGTACGAAGCCATCTTATTTCCGTACGAAGCGCTGATGTTAGCAGTCTTTTGGTTTACTTCTTTTTTCTTGTCTGCCATTTTAGAATCTTCTCCAGCGTCCATTGTTTCTTCAACATTTTCGTCTTTTGAATCTTCTTTACCCTTGTGCTTTTTTAATGCGTCAAGAGCAGCTTTTGGCATTTCGCCTTCTTTGATTTCTTCCGAACCCTCAGCTTCTGCACCCTCTAACTTGGTATTGTGACCAGACAATGTTGGCATTGGGTCAGCACTACCTTGTGATTTTTGAGGAGCTTGTCCAGAAACTTGTTTTACTTTTTTAGTTGCGTCAGGATTGCTGTCTGTTGGTTTAACAACAGCTGCGCCTAAATCCTCAGCATCATTTTTCAGATGGTTCGGTTCAGCCGCTACAGCATTTTTTTTAGGAGCATCAGCTTGAGGATTTGACGCCTCTGCTACTGCTTCTTGCTCTAACGCCGCTAATTTGTTTTCTGTATCGGCCATTTGAGAAATCTCCTTTTTAAAAATAACTAGTTATTTTTTCTCTTATTAGTAGATATTTATAAGATTAAAGTTTTTCAAGAAAATTTGCAAAAACATTCGCTTTAGCTTCTGCTAATTTAATTGATTTTGCCTTCTTAATATACTCTTTATACTCTTCAATATCTTGTGCTTTTATTACTCCATTGTCCCAAATCCACTCTTTACTCTCCATAATGCCTTCTACGAAAGCGTCTGGAGCAGAGGGGTCTGCTACAATGTCAGCGGCTGTAGCCAAGTAGAAATCTTTACCTACATAGTTACTACCGTTCTTTTGAACCAAGGAACCCATACCTCTTGAAGATACTCCTAATTGAGCGCCTTCATCTATAAGACCTTTTACAATCTTACCGTAAGGTGTGTCCATGATTTTTGCTTCACCGATAAAGTTCTTGCCTTCAGCCTTTAAAGAAGTTATCATATGTGATACTCTCTCTAAATTAACAGTAGGTCCATCTGGATGGCCTAGTTCACCGAATGCTCTCTTTTTATCTATGAATTCTTTTGTGTATCTGTTTACCTCGTTTGATAAGATATCATTTTCATAGATTCTTCCGTTTCTATTTTTGATATCAGACTGTAAAAAGATACCACGAATTTTATGTGATTTCTTACCGTTGGTTTCTTCAACCAAGTATTCTGCGTCTTGAATTTCTTCCGATATTAGTTTCATGTCTTCTCTCTCGTACTAACTATTTATAAGGTTTATTACCTAAACTCTACAATAATTGTGTAATTATCGCCATCAGCAAAGTTTCTAGTTGATAATAGTATGTCACCAGTTGGTGTGGTTGCATTGTTTGTTATCTCATTACCAGCTGTTCTTAAATCAAAATAACCATTACCACTCAATAACATAGCAGTTGAATTAGTAACTCCGTCCCATATTAACTCTACAGCAGACTTATTGTTTGCCGTGTTAATTGAATACCATATCTTGGCAATCTTTCTATTACCATCTTCCGACATAAAAGTGACCTCGGAAGCGTCAATCTTTTTGACTTGCGTTTCACCAGTACCATCTGAAAAGTTTGTCAACTTTGCGACAAATTTAACACCAGATGTATCAGCAATTGTTTGTGTTGTTACTCTATCAGCCATCACTAAATCCTTTTTCTTTATGACATTCTAATAACAAACTAAACTTATCTACATTTCCGTCTGTTATCACCTGAATATCGCCTGTTCCTTTTATTTTTTCTTCTACAGGTTTTAGACCGTAGTTGTCTATGCCTGTCATTGTTAAACTCTTATCATCAAATTGCAATGTTACCGTGCCTGTGCCTTCTACTTCATAATATGCATTTGCAATTGACAATTCAGATTCGTTTGTAGAACCTTTTAGATTATCTAACTCTATAAGCTTTTCGTTTTCATTTCTGGCACCAGTAATTTTATTAATTACTTTAAATCCATCATCTACGAGTTGTGTACTATTGATTGTCATAATATGTTTTACTTAATTCGCCTCTTTCAACTGTAGTACCTTTTTTTCTAGTTCTAGCATAAACAGCCACAGTACCACCACCTGGTTTTGTATATGTTCTTACACCACCAGAAAATACAGAGTTTGCACCTGCACCTGAATCTGAATATGTGTTAGTCGCTGTAGCAGTATTTTCATATTGCCATACTGCACTTGAACCTGGTACATCTACCCACGCCATGTTTATACTCCTAATTCCTTGTCCATGTAATCATAGACAACATTTGTTTGTACATTGTGTTTAAGAGCAACCTTATCTACAGTTGCCTCAACTTCTTTTACAACATCAACATTATCATAATCTACTTGACTAAAGAAGTCATTTACCACCTCTTTGTGTTTTGGTGGTAATTGACTAAAAGTTTCCGTGTCAACTACATTTTGTTTAAGTAGCTGGTTGACTTTCATCATTTGTCGGTGCCTCTGCTGGTACTTCTTGTTCAGGTGTTGGTTGCTCATTACCATTCGGTTCAAAAGCAATTTCATTACCTTGTGTATCCATCATTGTTTCAGTTTCAGGTGACGGGTCAGTTACAACAGGTTTAGGGTCACTAAAAGGACTTACCTCATTAGTAGTATCACTAAAAATTTTACCTGCAATATCAACTCTTGCCGTGTCTAAACTGTCTGCAACCTTAGCTCTTAATGCGTCTTTAAAAGCTTCGCCTGCGTCTGCATTATTACCTTTTGACAAATTGTCAACAAAGTTCTTAATATGTTCACTCATTTTTTATCTCCTATAAGTTTCCACCACCACCTGGAATATCTTCCGTAGGTGCTGATATAATACCGTCATCAATTTCTTTTTTAATTTGAGTATCAATGTCTTCAATATCTCTATCAGATTGTTTAAGAATATGTTTTCTTACATACTCAACTGAATAATATTTACCAACATAATCTCTCACTTCGTTTGCTATTCTTATTCTTTCTAAAAGCATTTCACTATCTTTTAGTTCAGCAAAGTGTCCATCTTGTAGAAAGTCATACTGTACATGGTCTCTTAACATGTGCCAGTCTTCTTCCGTGATAACAGCTTTAAGTATTAGTTGTGTTTTTAATATGTCATTAAATAACTCTGTAAACTTTTTTCTCAACCTTTGTACAAACTTTGTAAATTTAAGTTCATCTCTAGTAATCTCGGTACTTCTACCAAGATTGAAACCTTGACTTGCTTCTAATCTACTCGCTGGTACATTCAATGAACGATATAGTTTACTTCTAAAGTATTCAATGTCAGTAATTTCTCCTAAGTTTTGTCCGCCTGGTAATGTACTAATATCTGTACCTCTACCACCTTCTCTACTTGGCAACCAAAAGTCTTCTAACATACTCATGTAGTTTCTATCATCTCTGATTTCACCAGTTGAAGCGTCATAGACAAGTTTATTTCTATATCTTGCCATAACATCTCGTAAGTATTGTTCAGCTTTTACTTTCGGTAGATTACCTACATCAATCTTGAATATTCTTCTTTCAGGTGCTCTAGCGATTCTGTAAATCACACAAGCATCCTCAATCATTCTTAATTGATTTACTGGTTTAATTGCCTTATGTAAATATGACAAAATCATATTTTTGTTTTGGTCAACTAATCCAGATGGTACAAACGAAATTGTATCTGGGGCAATCTTAATACCACCAGATGTTGTACCGGCAATTCCTTTTTCATTGAATAAGTAATACTCTTCAAACTCATCAATGATTGTTAATCCGTGAGGTGTAGGACCGTCAGGTCTTTTCTTTCTTACCTCTCTAACTTTTTTAATTTTTCTAGGGTCAATGTATCTTAACTCTGTGATACCTTTTCTAGGTGATTCTCTGTCTATTACTTTATGGTAATAAACTCTGCCATCAACATACCATCTTCTAAATATGTCGTGACCTTTCGTATTAAAGTTCATCAACCTTAATATTTCCTGGAATTCATCTTCTATCTTTCGTCTAACTTCTTTACCAAAAGGTACTTCATCCAATTTTAATCGAATAGCATCCTTTAATTCATTAGCCACAACTGCTTCATTGACAATATCCTCAATTGCCATATCACATTCGGGGTGTAATGCTATTTCTCTGTATCTTCGGATAAGGTCTTGCTCTGTCTTGGCTGTTCCCTCCATGTCGAGGTATTGACCAAAATAACCACCAGCTGCGATAGTTTGAGTACCGTCATCTGCTTGTGGTTGAGTAAAGCTTTGTTTTGGATCCGCCGTCTTCTTTTGACGAGTGATAGAAAATCCAAATAATTCAGCCATAATATTATTCCTTTGTTTATTTAATACTATTTATATAGTTTTAAAGGGCGATTTTTAGGCCGCCCTTTAAGCGTATATTAAGTAGTAGTATTACTTTCAAAGTATTGATACGCAAAAGTAACGGCGAATTCTTCAATCGCTGTTGCTTCGTCATATGTCAACTCAATTGGTGCAATAATTGTAGGGAAAACACCTCTTAAAGTGTAACTCTTAATTGTTGCTCCGTTTCTGTCTAACTGGTCTACAAATGCGTCAACTTGATAATCCGCTGGATTTGTCAAGCCTTCGTTATCTGTTAAGTTATTGATACCGTTTGACCATCTTTCAAATGCGTTTCTTAATTTGAAATCTGTATCATTGTAACAAGTAACTGACCAATCTTCGATTGTTCTATCTCCTGCAATTTTAATCGCTCTTCCTCTGAAAGGAACATTAAAACTAGGTACAGTCATACCTGGTAATGATGTTGAACGACATAAGAAAGCAAGGTCTTCTATTTCGCCAC